TGCGGTCATAGGATATTCCTGCTTAGTAACGGCCATATCAAGCTGAAAGAGTCTGTTGGCAGTATAGCCGGCATCAGGGCCGGGTCAGTCCCGTAGCTGCCACGGTCAGGCCCGACTCGAGGCCAAGACCTAGCACCGGGCCAGCGCTCCGCAGGGCCGGCAGCAGCGGCACCAGGCCGACCGGGAGCGCAACAGCGGTAGCATCTGTCGTCGGCAAATCGAGCATCAACACCACTGCCGCATCGCGCCGGATCGTTTTATCCAGGAACACTGGGAACGCGACTGCCGTTAGTCCGTCGATAGTTGCATAGTCCAGGTTGACAACCGGGCCAGCACTTCGCAGCACAGGCAGGAACGGATCGAGCGTAACCGGCACGGCTACGACTGACATTATGTTGGATAGGTTCAGCAGTAACGGATTAGCGCCCAGATTCAGCGGCGAGTTGCGCGGGCCATAGACAGACTCGAACGTTAATTCATAGATAAGGTCAATGGTGACATTGAATCTGCCTTTCTTTACTGACTGCTTGGTTGGCTCTCTTTCGATTGTCCACGTTGTTCCCGTAAGCCTTTTTCTAAAGTCTGCGTTATTAACGCCTCCCGCCAATTCTTCGGGCAGTTGTGTTAGCGACCACAATCCGCAACCGCTGGCATACCATGGCAGCAGCAGTGCCAATGCTTGCGCGTCATTTACGTTTTCAAATGTTAGCTTCCATCTTGAATCGCTAGGCAGCGAGCCAAGAATCTCAGGGAATGAAGCCGACCGAAAACTAGCGACGATAACCGGGTAGCCAGGTAGTGTTAGCTCCCAATCCGTTGGAGTTATTGCCGGCAGTGTTAAGGGTAGGCGTATAGTCATGGCGAGTAGGTGGCTGCCACTCGCGCTTTGATTGGTAGCTTCACCGTGCAGCGTCCCGCCTTGGCAGCGACAACCTGCGGCGAGCCCGCAAAATGCCACGTTGCGCCAGGAAAGGGTAGCGTCAAAAGGCTATTTAGCCCTCCACTTGTGCCGGCCAGAATCTCTGGCGTCAGATTGATTGAAGGTATCAGAGAGAGAGAGCCGTAGATCCCGTAGTTATTATCCCACACTATGCAGATTTGCTCTGCCTGCGCGTAAGTTATGTTTTCCCATGCAAGATCCATTGTATCGCCAGACGGCTGATTGCAAAGCGCCCATCGCACTGTTCGGCCATTGCGCATCTTGACACGCTTTTGCGGCCATTGGCCCATCGCAAAGGAACGCGCTGTAGGCACAATACCTGGCAATGCGTTAATGATGTTCATAGCTCAATCACCCAATTTGCGTCAGTCTCGTATGTAGTCCAGTTTGCCCCAAGCAGACTATAACCGTTTGCATCGGTGGGATGGTGGAACGCTTCAATGGTGATGACTCCTTCGCCGTCGATATTCACTTTCTTTATTTCGTAGACGCGGGGTTTTGTGGTAGCGTTTCTTATCGCAAAGAAGCGCTCCGTTGGTGAAGCAAGGCCGTCGAGCACAACGATCTGCTCTTCCTGCGGGTCGTTACTCATGTCCCAAGTGATCGCATCATAATAGCCGTCTGCTGCCGGCAGAAGCCATGGGCGAATGGTGACGATGGTTCCGTCTCTCTGTATAAAGCCCTGGAAAGAAGTGCTATAGCTAACAGCGTCAAAGTCCATTATGAAGAAACCGCTAGAGCGCAGTTGCGCCGCTAGTACGTCTGGCGATGTTGTAAAGCTAATTTGATGATCGTGTATGGTTACGAATCGAATGTAGTAGCACGCAGCATCAATAGCTTGCCTGTAGTTAGTACACCACTCCGATAAGTCAAGTTCTTTGACTGGAGCATTTACGCTGGTACTCGCTTCTCTCACCATCGCCACGCGCTCGCGGGCGAACAGCGGCGACTCTGTTCCTGTTGATTCTTCTCTCCATTTGACTTGTACTATAAACGGCTGCCTTGTTGCATAGTCAATAGTGTTTAGCCTGAAAGATCCCTCTTCGATGTTGCCGTTGTTAAATTGCGCTTCTACTTTAAGCGGCGCATCAAACTCAATCGCTTTTTTAAGATAGTAAACGCCGCCAAGTCGAACCAGCTTGAGCAGATGCGCTAATGCAATCTCTGACGCCCAGCTCAAAATGTTTAGCGGTTCATCTTCGACTTTATCGTAAAAGTAGCCACGGTCCTGGCACCATTGCGCCGCCTCCTGAAAACTTGGCCTGTCAATTTGCGCCAGTTGCGTGCGAGGGAAGGCGCCTAGCCCTGGATTGGTCATTACTTCGCGTAACCAGTCTGGCCATAGATGGCTTGACCCTTCTGTGTCGTTGTTTAATAGCCTAGGCATTTGATGGCCGTTATTGCAAAAGCCGCTAAAACCTGAAAGACTGTTGAACTCAAGCGATGCTGAGATGTTCACGCCTACAGGCGCCAGAGATTCATAAGATGGCGTCATGTCGAGATCGCCATAGTAATTTATTTGCGTGATTTGATGCTCTGGGCTATTGCTTACGCTTGATTGGATATTTTCGTACGGGAATGCTTCATCGAACCTAGCGTAACCGCCGATCATGGATTCGTACTCAGGGTCGGCCCAGCCAAGGCCAATGTCAAACTTAGGCTCAAGCTGTGAGATTTTGCGGTTCTTGCTATTTGTTGGGTTTATGATGTAGCCAGTTGATATTACGGTGACGCCGGCAGCAGCAGACTCCACCTCTTCGCCGCTGTTGGTATCGAGCACCAGGATTCGAGTAATAGCACTTTGGCGAACTTCCCAACTAGAAACCGGCACAGTTCTAATCGTCCATCGCTTGTTAGATGGAAGAACGATTCTTAAGTAGTTGTGGATCTCTTCACCGCTGATGCCGGCGACTGCAAAAACGTCAGGGAACTGCGTCCATGTTGCGCCACGGTCCAGGCTGTATTGCAAGTTGAAACAGCTATAGCGACGTGTCTTTGTAGTGATAGAATCTCCGCCGCTATCGTAGCGAGAAACTGATATAACGCCATTCGCTGTCTTGCCAACTTGGTTTTGGCCTGCGCGACTGTTGATGGTCTGCACTTTTGGGCATGACCTGAAACCCGTTATACCATTTACGGTTATGCCAACTCTTGACTTAATGATAATTTCGCAAACCCTAAACTCTCTCACTGCGCTAAATGATGCTATTGCCATGCGAAAGACTTGCGCAGCTTGAGAGCATAGCCTGTAACGGCCTTGAGTACCGCTTTGCAGGTTGGCAAGATCACTGCTTGGGTTGTACTCTGGCGGCAGAATCGTAGTGCCGGATTCATCTGGAAACAGAAACTTAGGACCAATGAATTGCACGCTTCCGGCCTGTACTACCGTAAAGATATATTCCATGCTGTTGCCATCGCCAACAGGCTCCTGCTCTGAGTCGCTAATAAAGATCGACTCACTAGGGCTTTCCGATATTCTTTCTTCGAGTATTGCCCAGCAACTGCCTATCCTGTAAAGTTCATTGGGGACCAAGGCAGAATCTGCCGAGTTTTGTACGCCGGCAACAGCAGCCGCAACGCCGCCCATTTCCGCTTCGGACTCTGCATCATTATCTATGACCCGTGAATTGGTGGTATTAAATCGGATCTTTGTCTTAGCATCAGTAGTGCCATTGATTGCGTAAAGCAACGAATCGCCAACAGCAACGCTTTGCGTAACGATTTGATAGTCGCCGGTCGCAGGAGTTGTCCACGTCGAAGAACCACTGGCCTTGCGCTTGCGCAACCCGCTTCGCATTGACCAATAGAATTTACCTTTCCATATCTCTACCAAGGCCGCTGCATCGTCATCGGTGCGTACCTTGTCGTCATCGTCAATCCTTGCTGCGATGGTTGGCTGTATTGTTACTGGTTGCCTGTGCATCATTGCGTTAGGGCACCAGCCGTACAAGCCAAACGATGTACTTGTTGACGGCGTTTCGCTCATGCAAAATGCTGTCTTGTATTGACCGCTTGTGGTTTCAAGCGCAAATACATCTTGGCCGCCACTGTTTTGCGAGTTGCCAGGATCTCTGCTTGCACTTCTGCCGGCGATGAGTTGGGTTGAGTTAATCCGCCCACCGTTAGGCGCAAAATACATGGAATATCGCGCTCCCTGACTTAACGCTGTGCCGGTGTATGCGTAAGCGCCAAGTGTGTTGTTACCAAACGCCCAGCCTCTTTGATCCCAAGCATCTGCCGGCATTCCAGCGGTGCCGCCAAGAAAAATACCACGAAACATTACTGATCCGTTGTTGGCCAGCATCTGCGACCAAAGCAACGGCATTGCGACACGAACGCCGCCAAGGTTGTTTTCGCGTTTGGCAATTACTACGGGAACAAATTGCCCGATCCTGGCGGGTTCCTGCATCGAGTCGAACCCGAAGCGCGGCGAAGATCGTTGGTTGTTAGTTGTTGGAGTACCGCTTTTTCTGGTGGTAGTGATTCTCGATTGTTGCCGCGCCGGGAACAGCAGCGAAGACAGTAGCGATACGCCAACTGAGATCGCTAAATTAACAAGTACAGGAACCAATGGCCCGCATACTGGCCCTTCAGCAGCAGCGGGCCGTTCTACTGACTCCCTTAGCGTAATCGCCTTCCATTCCCGGTACGCATCCTCCGATACGCCCAGAATTTGAGCAAGACGCTTTTCGTAAGGGAGTAACTTAATCACAGTAAGCGAAAAAGTTTAAGTGAGCCGCAAGCGTTGACAGGACCGGCAATTAAGCAGCCATAATGCCTGACAGTAATAAATGTGTTCTCGTCGGGTAACACGCCGATGCCAAAGGAGCCGTCTCCCCGGTCGAAGCGGATCAGGGCGCCGGCCTCAGGCTTCTCGATAGGTTCGGTCAGCTCGGTCCAGTCTTCGTCCAGCTCCCTCCAGTGCCCCCGCTCAGCCGCCGTGTACCAGCTCCGCATACGATCTGCCGGCCAGGACATTCCCAGCTCCTGACGTACCGCCTGGGCAGTCCTGAAGCAGCAGGCTCCCCGACCGTCCCTTGGGTCTGCGCCGAGTTGCCAGGGCAAGCCAGACCATTTGCGCCAAAATGTCAAAACGAAATCCCTCCGCTAGATGGCAGTGGCCCAACCTGGGCCGCCGTGAGTCTACGGGTTGGCGCGGTCCCCGTGACAAAATTAAGCGGATTGCCAAGTTTTAAGGTAACAACAGAGAATGCTTCTTCTTCTCCTGGCACAGCATCGACATAACTAAAGGTATCGCAAACGCAAATGGTTGAGCTTAGAAAGTTCAACTCGTTCCATGTCGGGTATCCGTTTACGCTAGATGGTGGCGTGCCGACAAGTAGCACGGTCGAAATCTTGGCAAGCAATAAATCCTCAGACGCTTGCCATAGCTTTGCAGTTGAGATAATGTTTGCTGGCGCAATTAACTCATAGTCTCCGCTTTCGTTGCCATCAGTTGACAGGTCGCCGGCAATACTGTAAGGGCTAAACTTATACTCCAGTCCGTTAAACGTTCTATTCTCTCCAATAAAGAAAGGTTGATAGCGTAACGGTAACGGCAACGCAGCGCCAGTAGCGTCAAGGAACTCGATGTAATGAGTTACGTCGATCATTATATGTTGATTGAATCACGGAGAGCGCCATTGTTCTTCATGCCGTTAATGGTCTTGGCGAATGCTCGCCTTTCAACCATAGCATTACTCTTGCGTAGCTGATCTTCCGTAACGTAACGCTCTCCCCTTTCTTCCCTGACAGTATAGCTAATGTCAAGAGAGTCCGATTCGCTTCCACTATTGCGCAATGCTTCTGCTTTTTGCATGTCAGAACGTGGGACAACCCGGCCAGTGACGCCAGGAAAGAAGAACTCTGGCTCTTTCTCGCCCGTAACATAAACCTCGCCAGGCTTGGTAATCCCGCCCTTGGCCATGAAGCCCCCGAAGGTGGGGGCCGAAAATGCCGATCCGATGTTGCCGAGGGAGCCGGAAAGCGCCGCGCCAAGGCCGCCGCCCAGCCCGCCAGCTCCAGCGCCGCCAAGGCCGGAGAGCAGCCCCTGAGACGCTATGGCCTGGAATAGTCCGCCCATTTGACGCTGTAGCAGCGTGGTTAGCTGTTGTTGCGCTGAATCGGCAAAGCTGCTAGAGATAGCTTTTAGCATATCGCGCCCTACGTCTTCGATCTCCCTGGAGCCGTCAACAATGCTTGCCAAGCCATTTGTTAATGCGCCGGAGATAGCGTCAGACGTAGCAACGATATTCTTCTCAAGGTTGCCCCAAACAAGTTGCTGATTTTCGAGCAGCTTGGTTTCGTTGGCCAGGCCAGTGGCCCGGTCGATATTGCCAGAGCGCTTCATCTCTTCCTCAAAAGCCCGTGCTGGCGCTCCGATCATCCCTGCACGCAGGCCGGCGCCAGTGAAACGGGCTTCGTTTCTGATTTCGTTAATACGCTTGCGGAACTCATTTTGCTTGCCAAGCTCTTCGGTTTGCGCTGTGAGCAAG